CTGTACTTTATTCAAAAAATATCATTTTAAGGCTTGACTTTTAATAGTTAGTCTTTCGCCACTAGGACGTTTCTGTTAAGGACGGTGCGAGACCGTCCGGTGGCGTTTGCCGCGAAGTACGGCAAGGCGGAAGACCGCTTGGTGTTGGATGATGGTTGTCCCGTAATTTGCTGACGAGCAATACAGGCGGATTCCTATTGATAGTTCGGGCATCTATCCCACGGTGCCTGAGCTGTCAAAAATACAATTAGGCTGTGGCGGAAAAAGGTAGACGCTTAAGCATAAGACAACCACGCTTTGGTTAGGAACAAGTCATTGAATTAACAAGGCAATGAAGGAACCTGTTAAGGGTGTTACCCGTTGTGGAAAGTCGTTGTTATGTGAGGTGCAAATCCTCACCAGCCTATTTCCTGTGATATCGCACAGGATAGTGCAACGCATGGCACGAAAAATATGATTGCTAACCGTCGTATGGCGGTTCTCGTGGATGGCAAGAAAGGTATTTGCCGGAGTAAGACGCTTCGTGAAACTAATAGTCGAAAGGTTTCAAGTGCAAGGTTCAAGTCCTTGCTCAACGATGATGCCGAGCTGATTTGATACTGTATGCGTAGCGCGGTCGCGTACAGAGATATGGAGTGAGGTGCCCGCGCATTTTGGGGAAGCGGCAACGATTGGCGGTGTTGCGGCTGACTGTAAATCAGTTCCCAAGTGGTAAACATTGGAGGTTCAATTCCTCTCTTCCCCACGCGCGAAAGCAAGATCGCAACTTGTAAGTAGGGTTTTGGCGGCATAGTGCGAGATCAGTTCGATTCTGATTAATGGCGGTTAATAGCATTGATAAGGCTAGCAAAGGCATGTGAAAATGCTATGTGGGTTCGATTCCTTGTGCCGCTATTCTATGGTTGGTATTTTTTACGCAAAATGGGGTGTGAGTATGTATTTTGAATTTGTTTATGTTGGCTATTCAACAAAGCAATGCGTTGAGTTTCTTGATGAAATCAAAGAAAAATTAAAGGCACATGATAAGAATTTTGAATACGACAAAGAACATTTAGTGATTAAGGCTGAATTATTCAAATGCAGTGCATTACCCATATATTCCGGTCGTTTATCCTGTCTTGGCATGGAAAATGCAGAGTATATCTGCAAAGAAACTGCGAGACCGAATGATTATATTCCTTGTCCAGGAGAATGTTTGAAGATAAAAGCCATTTTGGAATATGTTTCCACAAGATTTAGAAAAACTCCAAAAGAAAAGACGGAAAAGGAATTGGTGGAGCTGATTGATACTTTGATTGAGGTATAAATATGGTTTTAAATTGTGCAAATTGTGGCGCGCCAATTGAAAGTGACAAGAAAGCGTGCCCTTATTGCAAAACTCCATATGGTTCCCGTACGAAGATAGAACTGGAACCATATATTGATTCAAACGGAAGGATTTGCAGACATGAACCGGAAATGATAGAAGTAACAACTTTGGAAGATTGTGAACCTAGGTTTATGAGGAAGTGATTGAAATGTGTGAATTTTGCAAGGATTACGATAACGGCAGAATATTCGGCGCTAATATTCCAATTCATAATTGTGCAAATGAAACGAATTTGACAAATGCGCAAATTATGATGAATACAGGGGACAAAGTCCCCGGAATTGTGATTTATTCAAACCACTGTATGGCGAAAGGATACTTTGATATTGCATTTTGCCCGATGTGCGGCAGAAAGTTGGTGGAAGAATGACGTGTTATGATTGTGCTTACCTTGGATTTGATAGAAACGAAGTTGTAGGGATGGCTGAAATGTGCAACCATCCGGGAAAATGGATTCCTGGTGCTGGATTTTCTGACAGTGAACATGAATGTGAATTTTTCAAAAAGAAATCTGGAGTTTCTAAATGGGATTCATATTCCGAAGATGAAAAAGAAAAGGCCAGGGAATATTTCCAAGAATACTATGTTCAAAATCCTGTTGGCGATTTAACATGCGAACAGGCTTGGGCACAGTTCGTTGAATATTTAAAAACTACTGATTCAAATGCATGATTTGATAGGAGTATTGAAGAATGAGCATGGCAGAAGTAATTGAATCAATAGAGCGTGAAGCACTTAGAGAAGCACAATCGCGCGAAATAGGCGGTAGAAACAGCAAGCCTATAGATTGTTCCACTTTAGAAGATGAACCTGTTATTGTGGCAGATAATGAAGCAGACAGGCAAGCGTTGAAAGATTGCTTTAAGGGGGAGAGATTATGAAAATAATTAAAAAAGGCGATTTGAACATAGCCAAAAAACCACTAAGATTTAAATGCAGGAATTGTGGAACGATTTTTGACGCAATTGAGGAAGAATATATATACTGTGGAGACCAACGAGAGGGCGATAACTGGAAGTGTGAATGTCCTTTGTGCCACAAAACAGTATATTACAGCTAAAACAATGATTGCTGATTATCAGCGGAAAGGAATTGTTATGAAAAAGAAAATCCTATCGTTAGGTGCGGGAATTTGTATTTTGCTTGGAATGGCGTGATGTGCATCGTGGAACAGAGCGGTAACAGATTTTAAAAGCGATATGAACGGAGGAATGCAGAGAACAATCACTGTATACACGGCAGATGGGAAAGAACTTGCTACATATACAGGCAAGATAGATATTGATACAAATGGTGGTGGATATGTTAAATTTGACTTTAATGGCAAAAGATATCTCTATTATAACTGCTTTGTAGAAAGTATTGCGGATATTGATTAGATGATATTACCGGCTGATAAATGGTTTCAGTCGCTAACCTAAAAAAATTATAGGCAGAGGTCTACAAGCACTTCTGCTTTTTTGCGGAGGTGCTTTTCTTTTGGCAAGTTCAAGCCTAATTTCCACAGTAAATGGATATGAAAATTACATACAGGTGCATGGCGTTGATGAACAGGTAATAGATGCCATGGAAGAAGCGGCAAGGGTAGCCATTCTGACGGAAAAGGATGTTGAGTATGGATTAAAGGTTTCTGCCAGATCGAAAGAACTGACGGAGCAGTTTATATTTCAATCTACAGGTGGCACACCATGGGATTTAGAGAAATATTCATTCCAAAACAAGGTTTCCTATGAAATTCTTGAAAAATACTATGGGATATTGCTTTTAGAAGCGCAGAACAAAGTCGTGGACAGTGCTTTTCGATATCTGGAAAAGAAAAGAGACCCAAAAGAACGGTTTTATATGCCAAGAAGAAATCAATTTCTCAAAATAGGGCTTACACAGGCTTTACAAGGCATGATTGATGATAAATATGACATCCTGTGCGTATCCCTTGTTCCGGGAGCAGGAAAAACAACGGTAGAAAAAATGTTTCACGCGCTTGTTGCCGGATGGTTCCCTAGAGATTTCAGCCTTTTTTATTCACACAGCGGAGATATTACCAGAATGTACTATGACGGTGTGTACGATATCGTTACAAATACGGAAGAATATACATGGAATGAAATTTTTCCAGATCTTTTCGTGACGAGCACAAACGCAAAGATGGAGCAATTTAATGTCGGGAAGTACAAACCGTTTCCATCCGTACAATGTACGTCTGTTGGTAGTAAGAATGCAGGTAAAGTAAGGGCTTCTAAGTTTTTACTGGTTGACGATATGATCGGCGGCATTGAAGAAGCAATGAATCCAATTATCCTTGATAAATTGTGGGATAAATACGCTGTAGATGCCAGACAGAGAAAGATACAGGACACGGACGGTAAGAACTGCAAGGAAATACATATAGCCACCAGATGGAGCGTACACGACGTTATAGGGCGCATACAGAATATGTATGAGGGAAACCCGCGGGTAAAGGTAATAGCTGTGCCGGATGTAGATCCAAAAACCGGAGAGAGCAATTTTGATTATGAATTTTCTGGGTTTACGAAAGAATTTTTTGAGGATCAGCAATTGTTGATGGATGATATTTCGTATCGTTGCCTTTACAAGCAGGAACCAATCGAACGTGAAGGGCTTTTATTCCCGGAAGATAAAATTCGCCGTTATCTTAATTTGCCGCACGGAGAGCCGGAGATTGTTACGGGACAATGCGATACAAAGGGAAAAGGAACAGACTATTTTGTATTGCCGGTATTACAGAAATACGGAGAAGATTACTATTGCATTGATTGTGTTTGTGACAATACGGCTGATTATGAGATGCAATATGAGAATGCAGCAAATGTGTTGGCAAACAACAAGGTTCAGGAATGTGAATTTGAGAGAAACGCCGGCGGAGACCGTGTCGCAATGGAAGTAAACAATCGTGTCGAAAAAAAAGGATGGATATGTAACATTACTGACACACCGACGGAGACAAACAAGGAAGCAAGAATTTTCCAATGTTCAAACTGGATATTGCAACACGTTATATTCAAAGACCCGTCACTATATAAACCAAATGAACCATACGGAGTGATGATGTCTCTTATCAAGAGATATTCAGTGTCCGGTAAAAAGCAGTTGGATGATGTGCCGGATGTATTTTCAAACTTTGCGCTTAGAGTGACAAATGGAAATAACGTAGCCAAAGTAGAAGCGGCAGTAAATCCGTTTAGGAGGTATTGATATGACAACAAAGGACTATCTAAACCAGATAAGCAGGCTTAACCGGATGATAAATAATAAGCTCGTAGAGCTTGCACAACTTAAAGAGCTGTCATGCAGCATATCGTCAATTAAAAATGAAGAAAGAGTAATGACAACCCCAAATTTTGACAGGATAGGCACGAAGCAGGCAAAGATTGATGAAATGGAAAGGAAGATCGATGCACTGGTTGATGATTATATCATTAAAAGAGATCAGATTGTCAGCCAGATAGATAGCATGGAAGATGAAAATGTCTATAATGTGTTGTTTTCAAAGTACATAGAAAAAAAGACATTTGAGGTTATTGCAACCGAAATGAATTACTCTTGGAGACAGACAATAAGGCTTCATGGAATTGCATTAAAAAAATTTGAGCAAAAATATGGAGCAACTTATTTGTAAAATGTCATAGAATGTCATATTGAAAAAATGATATAGTTATAATCGAAGAAAGCAACAAAAGTTGAATACTTCACCTCCCCCAATTTAGAAAAGCATCGCAGAGAAATCTCCGGTGCTTTTTCTTTTGCAAAGAAAAGAGGACTTTATGGTATATACACCAAAAACAATATATTGCCCGCGTTGCGGAAGAAAAGTTGCCACACACGATGGGCGTTCAACAATGAACATTTCTGTGGAATGTAAAAAATGTCACAAAAAAGTGGTATTTTATCCGGAAAATGGAAAAACGGAATTAAAATCTATTCCAATCCGGTCAACATCCAGTGGGATGACGTTTATTTAGGAGCCAATTATGAATAATAAATCTCTCCAAGATCTTGTTAAAGGCTGTTATGGGCGAAAAATTTTATATACTGATGTTGAAATCATCACAGCAGACAATATTGTCAAGGTGGTGGGAGACTGCATCGGTAATTATTATTACAACAAAACCATCATAGAATACCTATGGCGGTATTACAAAGGAGATCAGCCGATTTTATACCGATTAAAGGTACAAAATGCTGATATTACAAACAAAATAGTAGAAAATCATGCGTATGAGATTGTTCAGTTCAAAGTAGGTCAGACATACGGTGAGCCAATACAGTTTATCAGTCGAAAAGATGATGATGAAATTAATCGGGCAGTGGATGCGCTGAATGACTATCTTGTGGATGCGAATAAACAGGAAAAAGACATTAAAGCAGGAGAGTGGCAGTCAGCAACCGGAACATCTTTTAAGGCGGTAAGATTTGCAAATGGAGAAATACCATTTCAAATTGTTGCGCCTACTCCAATGAATACGTGTGTTATTTATAATCGGAGCACGGAAGAACCGGTTCTTGCAGTACAAGAACTTAAGGACGAGGATGGAAGATGGTACAAACTGTGCTATACAGACAGTCATTCGTGCAAAATTCAAAATGGAGTAGCTTCTGAATGGAAATTGCATGCGTTTGGAAGCATTCCTATTGTTGAGTTTCCAAACAATCACGAAAGAATATCAGACATTGAGCTTGTCATAGGTCTTCTGGATGCCATCAACAACATGCAGTCAAACAGAATGGATGGAATTGAGCAGTTTGTTCAGTATTGGGTTAAGTTTGTGAACTGTGAAATCGACCAAGAGACGTTTGAAAAGATGAAAATGAGCCATGCTTTGACCGTAAAGTCTAACAATAAGGATAACAAAGCCGATGTTGAGATTATGACACAGGAACTTAACCAAAGCCAGTGCCAGGTGGCAAAAGATGATTTGTGGGACAATGCCTTGGCAATATTAGCAATACCAAACAGAGAGTCACAAAACTCTGGAGGAGATACACAAGGAGCAGTATCATTAAGGGCTGGTTGGGATTTTTCAAAGACAAGAGCAAAATTAAAAGACCCAATCGTGAAATCGGCGGAAAAAAGGCTTGCAAAAGTTGTATTAAATGCAATCCGAGTTAAAGATCATGATTTGAAATTGTCAATGAGGGATTTTGATGTGCAAATCAATCATAGCCCTCAAGACAATATGTATACAAAGTCGCAAACACTATATCAGCTTTTAGAGTGCGGTATACATCCTCTTATTGCTATTAAAACGGTGGGGCTTTGGGGAGATGCTGAAAAGACATTCCTCTTGTCTAAGCCATATATAGATGTGTTGTGGAAAACAGTTGATGATGCAGAAGAGCAGGAACAAAAAGCACAGGAAATTGTAAATCAATTAAATAAACAGCAAAATAAGACAGCTACCGAGTAATCGGCGGCTGTTTTTATTTTATAAAAATTCGCAAAGTTGTGAGCGTAAAAAACAACAGTGTCATTCGGTGTCGTTGCACCGCAAAAATTCGTAAAGACATATCGGAGGTAATCAATGAAAAGAGAAGAGTTAATTGCAATGGGTATCAGTGAGGAAAATGTTGAGAAAATCATTGCTGATTACGGCAGTGCTGTACAGAGAGAACAGGCAAAAGCAGCAGAGCTTAAGGCAAAGGCAGACAGCGCAGATGAGTTGCAGAAAAAGCTGGATGAAATGGAAGCAGGAAACCTCACGGAACTTGAAAAAGCAAACAAGGCGTTAGAGACAGCAAATCAGCAGATTGCAGATATGCAGAAAAAAAACGCCATCAGAGATCAGCGCGAAGCATTGATGGAAAAGTTAAAAATCAATGCAGAGCAGGCAAAAACGGTCGTCAAAGATGATGGAAGCCTTGATTATGACGCTCTTGGAAAGATTACATCCGAAAAGGAAACCGCAGCAGCTCAGGCAAAGGAACAGGATATCGCAAATAATTCTGAAAATCCGGGCGGCGGTACTGCAGGTGGAGAAAATAAAAAAACGGCAGATGTTGAAAATGCCGAAAGTATCAGCTTTGGCGAACCGGCAAAAAATGCAGAAGCCAAAGACCATTATGTTTTATAGGAGGTAAATTATGGGAAAACCGATTGAAAGAGACTTTACACAGGGTAAAGGAATTTTAAAATTCTTTCCTTATGAGGGTGCGGCGTGCATCGTTCCGCAGACAATGGTGTCAAGTGCCGATGCAAACGGGAAGAAGATTGCAAAGGCAGGGACACCGTTTCCAAGCAATGACGAGTCTTGCAAAGGGTATCTTCTGGAAGATGTTGACGTAACAATGGGAGATGCGCCTGGAACTTATGTATATCAGGGTTCTATTGACAGCGCAAAGGTAACGGCAAACGGAGTGACCGTAGAAGCAACTGCAAAAGCAGCAACACCGCGTGTCACTTTTTTTGATTAAGAAATGGAGGTATTAGAGAATGGCATTACCATTATCAGAAGCATTTACCGCAAGAAGCCTTGGGGTTATGTGGAATAATTATGAAAAAACGCTTGGTTCTGCGCCTTACTTAGGTAGACAGAAATTTGGAACCAGAAAACAGGACAGCCTTGAGCTTAGATTTATCAAAGGAAAAAACGGTCTTCCAGTATCCTTAAAGGCATCCAATTTTGATGCGCAGGCAGAGCTAAGAGACGTCGGTGGATTTTCGGACATTCAGAACGAGATGCCATTTTACCGTGAATCTTACATGGTAACAGAGCGTGAAGAGCAGGAGTATGCAAATTACCAGTCGGCAGAAAATTCCAACATGGCAAACCAGGTGCTTAGAGAAATCAGCAAAAAATCGATGATGCTTATTGAGGGGGCAAGAGTGGTGCCGGAACGCCAGATTTGGCAGTTATTAGCACCATCTGATGGTATTCCAAGAGTACAGGTAACAATTGGCGGAAAGAGCTACTATGTGGATTATACTTCGGACAATGGAGTGGCGCACAAGAGAGATCATTACAAGGATATATCCGGAAGCGATACCGATAAATGGTCTGCATCCGAAACAGCAACTCCACTTGATGACCTTATCGAGATTAAACGTGAGTTTGCAAAGAAAACCGGATATTCCCTTGCACGCTTTAGCATGAATACAGAAACATGGGAAATGGTCCTTAAGGCGGAGGACACAAAGAAACAGGTGCTTGGAATTACTGCTTACAATGGCGGCATTCGCTTACAGCAGGGGCAGGTTACAGAGTATCTTAGAGGATACGGCATCGAAATTGAAGTTTACGACAAACTTTACATCGACCCTGCAGACGGTGCCACCAAATATTTTATTCCTACAGGAGTTATTTCAGCGCAGGCATCCGGCGTGTACCTTGGAGATTATGTCTTTGGAAAGACACCGGAAGAGAGAAGCGGAAGTTTAACAGACGGAAACCTTTCTATTGTAGAAACCGGTATTTCGGTATATACATACGCAACAAATCATCCGATCAACACTCATTGCGTTGTGTCAATGATCGGATTGCCTACTTTTGAGGGCATGGACAGCGTTGTTGTCATGAAAGTTGCGTAGGAGGTGCGGTATGATTGCTGAATACACGGTAAAACGCAATGGAAGATGGTACAAAGCAGGAGATAAAATCCCGGACATTGTTCCGGGAGAGAAATCTTCTGGCGAGTACACCAAGACAGAGATTAACAGAATGAGCACTTCTGATTTACAGAGCCTTGCTACAGAACAGGGGATTGAAAATGCGGAAGAACTTACAGGAGCAGAATTAAAGAAGCTGTTAATTGAGAAATTAGGATTATAGGAGATAGTTATGGAATTAAAAGACACCGTGGAAATGATGAACAGCACGGACTACAAAGAAAGATTTAAAGCAGAGTATCAGCAAGTAGTTATTCGCTATAAGAAACTAAAAAATATGCTTGATAAGTGGGATAACGATAAACTTACCTTTACTCCAACTTGCCCTAGAAGTACATATAATATGCAGATTAAAGCAATGACAGATTATATTGCAGTTCTTGAAGCAAGAGCAGTAATGGAAAATGTAGAGCTTTATAAAGGGTTTTAGCTATGGTAGAATACGCCACATTAGAACAAGTCAAAATCAGACTGAAACAATTTCATATTGAAACCGTTACGGATGAAGATGGTGTTACTTCTGATGTTGTCGTGTTCGACCAGAAAGAAGATAATCCTTACATTGAACAGATTATCAAGCAGGCAAGAAATGAAGTAGTAAGCAAGCGGAATTACCCGGAAAGCTACACGGATGAAAAAATATCCGAAGACTTGAAAAAGTTTGAGGATGTAATCGTCAATTTAGCCGTGTACGACCATTCACAGGCAGGAGAAGCCTATATGGCAAGTTATTCAGAAAACGGCGTAAGCCGTAGCTGGAAAGACAGGGAAAGCTTGTTTGTGGGAGTATTTCCGTTTGTAAAAGCATTATAACCGTATGGGATTTCATCTGGTTAGAAGATTGTGCGTTACGTTTTGCCGATGTTGGCAAAACGTAGCAGGCGGCACACATTGAGCGGTGGTGGGCGGTGTGCCATAAAAATGAAAGGCGGTATATGATTTGACCATTGAAATATCAACAGCAATCATTATAAGCGTGCTGTCGCTTGGTTTTTCCGTCTTTATGGGCTTGAAGAGCAACAAAAGGACAGACAACACGGATCTTGAAGAACGCGTGAGGGAGAACACACGCATTAACATGAAGTTGGATGCCATTTCAAACAACACGACCGAGATCAAAAATGAAGTATCTGAGATGCGAAAAGAAATAAATTCTCATGACAACAGGATCATAAAGGTCGAGGAAAGTGTGAAATCGGCTCATCACAGAATTGACGGAATAGAAACCCGTCTTAATGATGACAAGGAGGTTTAATCATGGATATTATACAGGCGGTAATTGCTAACATGACAATTATTCTGGCGATTATTGGTGCGCTGGCATTTGTTGTGTCTGTGGTAACACAGGTAATCAAAGGTGTAGGCGTATTTTCCAAGGTTCCGACGGACATCTTGGTATTTTTCCTTTCCATCGGTATCACGGTAGCTGCGTTTGTGGCATACATGCAGTACATCCAGACATCAATTTTATGGTATATGATCTTGGCGGCTATTATTGCAGGATTTATTGTTGCGTTTGTCGCGATGTATGGATGGGAAAAGCTTTCTGAGCTGTGGAAGCGGTTCGGCAAGGATGTGAAGTGAAATGCTTGAGATCAATAAGCAAAAAATGAGTTATTCGCTACAGAGCGGAAAGGTTCCGGTGTATGTGACGGACGAGGATGGAAACATCGAATATTCTTCATATACTGATTCAGATGGAAATGTAATTTATTACCTCGATGAAGATGGAAACAAAATACCGAAAACAACCGGAGAATATACCACAGGTTATGAGAAGCCTGTGGTTTTTTATTCTTCAATCAGCAATAAGTTGAGTGAAGCACTTATAAAAGAGTTTGGCGTTGACAATTCCACAAACTTTGTTCAGATTGTCGAGGACAAAGGGAAACTTCCATTGAACGTCGGCTCTTTGGTATGGAAACGGTCAGATGTAAGGTACAAAGATGAAGAGAATACAATCGTTGACGAAAATTCGGCTGATTACATCGTAAAAGGTGTTGCAGACGAGGGATTGACGGTTGATTTGTTCTTATTGCAAAAAAATGTGAAGTAGGTGCTGAATGGGAAAGAAAGTAATCACAATGAGCCTGTCTGAAAAGTATGTTAAGAACGTCATACGAGAGCTTAGAGCCTATCAAAACAGCTTGACATATAAGTGTCAGCTATTGGCAGAAAAACTCGCAGAAAAGGGCGTAGAGATTGCCAGAGTGCAAATTGCTGACCTTGACGCAATATTTACATCGGAACTGATTTCAAGTGTTCACGCGGAATATGAAGGAAGCACTAAGGGTGGCGGGATATGGGCGGTAATAGCCGGTACAGACCACGCCGCATTTGTTGAGTTTGGAACCGGAATTGTGGGACAGCAAAGTCCTTATCCTGGGAAACTGCCGGAGGGTGTTTCGTGGCAGTACGCAAGTGGAAAAACTATACATCAGATTTCAGATGGAAGATATGGATGGTTTTATCAGGACGACAATGGCGATTGGTGGTTTACAGAGGGAATGCCAAGCCGACCATTTATGTATATGACCGCAAATGAGTTGCGTCAGATTGTTACACAGACAGCGAAGGAGGTGTTTGGATAATGGCAGGCAACCAGTGGGTATTTGACCTTGAAACAAACATTTTCTCCAATGTGGTAACGATTGCAAAACCAAAACTCCAGAAGAAATACAAAAGCATGAATTTTGACACTGCATTTACAACGGTTGAAAAGAACCTGGATAAAGACCCTGTTTTCCCGACTATTTACATCCATGAGATGCCGGGGCTTGAACGTGGGTCAGATTTAGAGGGAACATTCGTAAATGCGGTGCAGGAAACAATACAGGTTGATGTCATTACAAACACAAAGCAGAGCGACGCAAAAGGGATTATGGCTATTTTAGCTGATGCCTTTAAGCAGATGCGATTTCAAATCACAGCAATTCCGGAGTTTAAAAACGACAGCGAGAAAAAATTTAGAAGCGTTGCAAGGTTCCGGAGGATAATCGGAGCCAACGACAGATTGATGTAAAAGAGCCGAAAGGCTCTATTTTTTATGCACCGGGTGCAAAAAGATGTGCCCGATAACCGCATTATTTGGCGGTAGAAAGAGAGGTAAAAATGGCAGCAGCAGGATTGTCTACGTTAGGCATTACGTTTGGATACGGCACAGAAGCGACAGCCGGAACAAAGCCTACATCGTTTAAACAGCTTACAAGAATTAACGCAATCGGAGGTATCAACATTGAGCCGGAACAGATTGACGCATCTGCATTAGAAGATGCTATTACCAGATATGTAAAGGGGCGCGCAGATACCGGTGGCTCTTTTCCTATCACGGTAAACCTTACGGATGCCACAAAAGAAGAGTGGGAAGCACTTATCACGGCGTACAAAGCGCTTACCGATGGAAAAAGAATGTGGTTTGAAACCATTATTCCTGGATTTGCAGATGCGTTTTTTGTGGTTGCGCAGCCACCGGAGCAGATACCGCAGCCGGAGATTGGTCAGAATGAGCTTTTGACGGTTGAAATGAACCTTACCATTGAGGAATACAAGGGAATGGACACGGCTGTAGCGTTTACACCGGGGGAATAACACGTCAGTCGAATAGTTCGGTTGAATCGGCTGACGATAATCAGACAACCGAAGCGAAACTTGAGGGAACAGTTTAAAAGAATAGGGCGGTCTTCGGACTGCCCTTTCCCTATATGAGAGGGAGAAAGGGAAAGAAAATGACAAAATTAAAGCTTGGAGAGAAAGAGTTACAGATCAAATTCGGATATGAAGCAACCGTGAAAAGCGGAATTATCAAGAAAGTAGCAAAATTAGACCAGATGAAAAATATTGAAGCGGTTGACGAAATCCTTTTATTTATTCCGGAGTTAATCCTTGTAGGCGCGCAGAAGTTTCACAAAGAGGAGCTTGGATACAACTTGGAAACTGAAGAAGAAAAGGAACAGCAGCTTGGAAAAGTATATGCCATGCTGGATGACTACTTTGACGGAGAAGATGCAGATGTTCATGCACTTTACAATGCACTTTTAACAGAGTTACTTGAAAACGGTTTTTTATCAAAACTGCTCAAAGCAGAGCAGAAAGAAGCGGAGAAGAAAACTCCGAGGAAAAAGTAGAAGAACAGAGAGAACTTACATGGGAAACGTATTGCACGGAAATTCGCCCATTCTGGCTTTTAGTCACTAAAGGGTATGGATTTACCGTGTGTGATATAGACGCGTCTTGCCCAGCTGATTTACAGCCTTATGCGGATGCTTACAACTTAGATAAAAAGCAAAGAGACAATGAGATGTGGATGTGGTTTGGAACATACGGATTGTCTGCGGTATCGGTGGCAGTAGAACATTGTCTTGCTGGTAAAAAAGCTAAATCAAAGTATGTAGACAAGCCTATCACAGAGCATAGTTTGTTAAACGATTCTGAAATGACAGAAGAGGAAATTCAGAAACAGAGAGAATTATTTGTGGCAAAACTCAAAATTATGCAATCAAATTATGAGTTGAGCCACCCAAAGAAAGAAGAGGTGCCACATGAAAATTAAAGGTATTGATGTTTCCGGGTACAATGGAAATATTAACTGGTCAAAAGTAGCAGAAAACGGCGTTGAATTTGCCATTTTGAAAGTAATCAGAAAAGATTTGCAGCCGGACAAGTATTTTGAAGCAAACTGGACAGGAGCAACGGAAGCGGGCGTTCCGGTGCAGGGCGTATATAATTACAGCTACGCAACCAACGCAGAAAAGGCACAGACCGATGCGAAAAAAGTGATCGAAGTTCTTGCCGGAAGAAATGTGATGGTGTGGCTGGACGTAGAGGATAAGTGCCAGCAGAATATTGGTGATAAGATTGTCTCTATTATCAATGAATATCAGAAGATCATTGAAGCCGCAGGGTGCAAATTTGGTGTATACACGGGTCTGTCTTTTTACAACAGCTATATCAAGCCATATCTTGAGCATATTGATTGCCCGTTTTGGGTTGCAAGATACCCGTCCAGTACGCCTATGATGATTACGGCGGACGCACCGGAAGACAAGAAGCCTGATATTCTTCATGAACTTTACGGATGGCAGTACAGTTCAAAGGGATTTGTAGCTGGTGTTTCCGGATGCGTCGATCTGAATGAACTGTATGTAGCGGTAGACACGGTAAATGTTATGCCGGAGCCAGAAAATACACTTCATAAGGTTGGAGAGGAAATCACGGTTTCTTCTTACTACAAATCTTCCACGGCTGGTATTGGAGATGCGATCATCAAGTATGCTTCCGGAACGATTACACGAATCAAGGCGGGCACGCACAATCCATATTGCTTTTCAAAGAATGGAGTTGCGGTAGGCTGGTGCAACGATGGAGATATTCGATCAACGGATGCTTCTGTGCAGTCTAAAGATAAAAAGATAACGTATACGGTACGACGCGGAGATACGCTTTCAAAGATCGCAAAAGAAAACAATGTAACGGTTGCAAAATTGCAGAAAGATAACGGGATCAAGAACCCAAACAAAATTTATGTAGGGCAGAAAATTTTGATTCAGTAAAAAATCAAGGACGGTAAGGTGTCACAGCCTACCGTCTTTTTATTATGCGTAGAAAGTTGGTGCGGTCATGGCAGATATTGATGAATTACAGATAAAAATTAAGGCTGATTCTGCAAAAGCGAGTGATTCAATTGATAAACTTGCATCAAGTTTGGATAGTCTTGGGAAAAGTCTATCATTTGATACCAGTAAACTTTCAAACATAGCATCTGGAATTAGAAGCATGTCTGACGCGGCAACAGGGTTTAAGGGTGCAAAATCAAAAGAGATTACATCACTTGCCACCGCATTAAGCAAATTCTCAAATGTAGACACATCATCTTTCTATGGTATATCTGCGGCAATGAAAAATCTTGCTGCAGGAATGAAAGATACGAAAATGATTGATGCCAGCGGTATTTTAAATACGGCTTCGGCATTATCAAAAATGGGCGGAAAACTTGCCACGGTTGGTACTGATAATCTGGTAAAGATTAAGGACGATTTGGCTTACTTTGTCAAAGGAATGAACAGCGTAGGGGCGCTTAACTTTGATACAACAGGTTTGACCAATCTGATAGGAAGTATCAGCAGACTTGGTGGTAAGATTTCTACACAGGCGACAGCCAATTTGCCGCAAATATCAGCGCAACTACAGAATTTTGTGCGCCAGATGAATAAAATCGGCGAACTGAAATTTGATATGACAAACATGAGTAGCCTTGTGACGTCCATATCAAGGTTAGGAAGCGTTGCGAGCGGCAGGGCAGTAAACAACATACCTTTGCTTGCAGATAACCTTAAATACCTGTTTGAGACGCTTTCAAAAGCTCCTAACGTAAGCGCAAACATCATCCGGATGACAGAAGCACTTGCCAATTTGGCAAAAACAGGAGCATCATCCGGTAGAGCAGCAACATCACTCGGAAAAAGTTTGAACATTTTTAGCGGATCTGCGAACAAGGCGAAGAGTAGCAGCTTTAGTCTTGCGTCAGCATTTGGAAAACTATATGCATCATACTGGCTGTTATTCCGTGCTTTTTCAAAGATTAAGGACGCAATCGACATTTCATCTTCTTTGACAGAGGTTGAGAACGTTGTACGTACCACATTTGGCAATTATGAGAAGCTGATACAGGACTTTTCAAAAACATCCATACAGGATTTTGGCATGTCAGAGTTGACCGCTAAACAGGTGGCAAGCCGATTCCAAGCTATGGGTACAGCCATGGGATTTTCACAAGGAAAGATGGCTGATATGTCGCTACAGCTTACAAAGCTGACTGCTGATATGGCTTCTTTCTATGATATGGAGCAGTCTGACGTTGCGAGAAACTTGCAGGCAGTATTTACCGGGGAGACAGAGCCTTTAAGAAAGTACGGTCTTGACCTCACACAGGCTACTCTTAAAGAATGGGCTATGAAACAGGGACTGGATGCTGACATTTCGTCTATGACACAGGCAGAAAAGACCATGCTTCGGTATCAGTATGTCATGGCTAATACAGCCGCGGCGCAGGGAGACTTTGCGAGAACAGCAGACACATGGGCAAACCAGGTAAGAATACTTAAGCAGTCATTTGAACAGCTTGCGGCTATTATCGGTGGCGCACTGATTAACGCTTTTAAACCGTTTGTGCAAACTCTTAATGCAGTCATGCAGAAAGTTATTGCTTTTGCAACGACAGTAACCAATGCGTTAGGATCAATCTTCGGATGGAAATTTGAGATTTCTGCCGGTGGTTTTGCAGATGATTGGTCTGATGCAGCAGGGAGCGCGGCTGATATAGCAGACAGCACTGGACAGGCAGCGAAGAACGTTGAAAAGATGAATAAGGGCTTAAGAGCCTTTGACGAACTAAATCTGATTACCACTCCGGATAATTCAAGCGGATCTGGTTCTGGTGGTTCCGGCGGTGGTGGTGCATCCGGCGGTGGTGCGTCAGGTGGGCTGGTACAGGTAGACACCATTTTCAAGGACTATGAAAGTCAGATCAGAAGTTTGCGGGAACTTGGGGCATATATCAGCGATGCGTTATCAGATGCCATGGAATCTATTGACTGGGATAGAATTTATTCCAAGGCTAGAAACTTTGGAAAAGGGCTGGCAGATTTCCTTAATGGTCTTATTACACCAAGATTGTTCGGAGATGTTGGCATGACGATTGCAAGTGCGCTGAACACAGCAATTTATACAGCCTTGTCATTTGGAGAAGAATTTGACTGGACAAATCTGGGAGATTCCATTGCCGCAGGAGTGAATCGCTTCTTTGAAACGTTTGATTTTTCGGCACTTGGTAGAACGATCAATACATGGGTTCACGGAATATATGACACTATTACAACAGCAATTGGAAATATCAAGTGGTCAGAAGTATGGGATGGTGTAACGGATTTTTTGAGTGAAATTGATCTTGAGACAATATCTCTTATTATTGGAGCATTTGCACTTAAGTATGCAGGGAAATTTCTTACAGGTAAAATTCTTAAGGAAACGATAGGAAAACTGATTAGTGAGAAGTTTGTGGCGGCGTTTGGACAAGAGTCAGTAAAGTCAATTCTTTCTTATATAGTCCCAATTTCACTTTCCGTTGCAGTTGGGGCGTTAACTTTTACTATTGGAAAAGACAGTATAAAAAAAGATGCAGAAAATCTAGTAAAAGCATATAAGGATGGTGGATTTTTACAATATTTGCAAGAAAGCTTAAAGCAGCTTATAAATCCGTTTGAGTGGATAAATGCATATGGTGGGGGCATTTTGAGTCAAAAAGGAATACTTGATCGTTATTCAGACGGAGTTGACTTAAACATTAAGATGCCGAAAAAAGAAGATTATGCATCTTTAGATGAATACCAAAAGGCACTAAACGATTTTAACAATAATGTACCAGACAGCCTAAAAGTTCCAAGTAGCTTTGATTTAAAAGCATGGATAGATGAGTGGAAACAAATAAATGGTTTAGATAATGTGGACTTAAGAGCAGAAGTTGTTCTTCCAAACTTGAGAGAAAAAATATCTGGGTTTAAAGACGACGTAAAAGAATGGTGGGGATTAGATGTTGAACTACCCGTTCGCAATAAATTAACAACAACTTTAGAGGATGTTTCTTCATGGTGGGAAGATGTAAAGGAATATTGGGGAGAAAAAAAGCTCTCAATACAGACAGAAATAGGAGAAATAAAAGGTAAAATAGAAGAAAAGTGGAATGAAGCATCTGAATACATTCAAGAAAATATTTTGCCTTGGTTTACTAAAGATCATTGGCTTGAAATAGGAAACGGAATAAAAGAAGGTCTTTCGACTAAATGGGAGGAATTCTCTACATGGTGGAGTGACACAGGTATAGCCGTTTGGTGGAACGAGAAAGTTTCTCCATGGTTTACAGTAAATACATGGAAAAATCTTGGAGAAAGCATAAGAAAAGGTCTATCTAAAAAGTGGGAGGAATTTACTGGATGGTGGGAAAACACAGGATTCTATAAGTGGTGGAATCAAGATGTTGCTCCAAAGTTTACAACAGACAAGTGGACATTTAGTGGTATTTCAGATGGATTGAAAAATGCATGGAATAATGCTATAGCTGCTGTAAAGCACATATGGAACGGATTTGCAAACTGGATGAACTCAAAGCTTTCTTTTTCGTGGGATGCGGTAAACATTGCTGGAAAGCAGATTGTTGGAGCCGGAAGTATAAATCTCGGAAAAATTCCTACTTTTGCCGCCGGAGGATTCCCAAGCCAGTACAGTATGTTTATGGCGGGAGAAAATGGACGGGCAGAAATTCTGGGGACTGTTGGAGGGAAAACAGCGGTTGCCGGTGGACAGGAAATTACCGGTATTCGAGATGCAGTGTACAGTACGGCGCAACAGGAAATGGAATTGCTAAGACAACAAAATCAGTTGCTTCAAGGAATTTTGGAAAAAGAATTTGGGATTACATCCGAGCAGATCGGAAAAAGCGCTCGCAATTATGCAAAAGATTACTTTAACAGAACTGGAAGAGAAGCATATATTTTCTAATGACAAATACCGCCACTTGTGGTAGAATTATTTTATTACAAGTGGCGGGAGGGTAACACATGGCGTTGATTAAATGTCCTGAATGTGGAAAAGAAATTTCAGACAAAGCAGAAATGTGTATCAATTGCGGATTTCCGTTGAAACAACACGAAAACAATGAAATGTCTGCGGGAAAAAGTGAATTTTATAAATCATACGAACAAGAAAACGAAAATGATACAGGGTGGGAACGCCCAAAAGAGCCAGAGATTACAGGTGTTGGAAAATTATTCTTAAGAAATTCTGTTGAAAGATCTCAAAACACGGGATTTAATGGTATATATAAATATACTTTATTCGGAGAAAAAAAAGAGGTTTACTGTCCAAGATGTGGGAGCGAAAATTGTTCTCATTATACGGAGCAGAAATTTGTACCAGGCAAAACAAAGACAAGATACACTGCAAATCTAAATCCATTTAAACCGTTTACTTTAGTAAATAAAAAGGAAAAGATTTTGAGAAAAGATCAAACATATGAAATAAATAAAATTATATGTAATGATTGTGGCTACACTTTCATATAAATTTGGATTTAATATGTGGAGAATTACGATGGAGAATAGGGAGTCTGAATCAGAACTAAATGAGTGCAAAAAGAAGTTGAATAAAGCACATCAAACGATAGAAGAATTGAAAATTAAGATGACGCAAGATAAAAAGAATTACAAATGGGAAATAAGAGAGTTAAATAAAGAAAAAGATGCATTAAAGGCGCACAATACTGATCTTTTTAATCGGGAGTCAAACGCGCTTATTCGTGCGGACGATTTGGAAAAAGAGAATATTGCATTGAAAAAAGAGAAAAAGAAATTGGAAATAAAAATAGAAAAACTGGAAAAAGAGAACGAAAACTTATTGAAGAAAAAGGATGAATGTACTAGGGATGCAGATTGGGAAAGACTGGGGAAAGCGGGTATATAAGAGGGAGCGCAGAGATGCGCTTCTTTTTTTGAAAAATATTTCAAAAGGGTATTGACTTTTGTGTACTCATATATTAACATTTATGTGTACACAAAAGAAAGGAGATGAAACAGTGTCACCAAGAACAGGAAGACCGACAGATAATCCCAAAAATAACATTATAAAAGTAAGAGCAACAGAAGAAGATAGAGAAAAACTTCTATATTGCTGTGAAAAGACCGGAATGACGCAATATGATGTAGTAATGAAGGGGATTGATAAGGTCTATAACGAAATAAGAGCAACCGAAGCCCTAGACAAGTAACGGTTACTCTTACACTTACAGCCACCAAAAGCGGTTGATACATGGATTATACCGCTTTTTGGAATGGTTGTCAAACAGCAAACGAAAGGAAGGTAAAATCTATGAGAGAAATGTATATTGAAGAAATTACCAAAAATCTGAATGTACTCAGCGAACACTTTTTAAAATGTGTGTGGATTTTTACAAGTAACCTTGCATCCGAAAAGAAAGGCGGTGCGAGATGAAAGAACAGCTGATAACGGAAATTCAGAACATACAGGACGAAAAATTTTTGCAGTTTATTTTGAACACAATTATTTCATTTAAGCAGAAATGGGGGATTTGCTGATGAACAATATTCAGATTTTTAACAATCCAGAGTTTGGAGATATTAGAACAGTAGTTATTGACAATGAGCCGTGGTTTGTGGGAAAAGACGTAGCGGATATTCTGGGGTACCAAAACGGTAGTAGAGATATTAACCGTCATGTAGACGAAGAGGATAAGCAACTCACCAAAATGGTGAGTCAGGGTCAGAATAGGGATATAACCGTTATCAATGAAAGCGGTCTGTACTCCCTCATTTTTGGCAGCAAACTGGAAAGTGCGAAGAAGTTCAAGAAATGGGTAACATCCGAAGTTCTCCCATCCATTCGTAAGACTGGTACATATATGATGCTTCAGACCACGGACGGGAAGATTGCATTGCTTGCACAGGGGCACACGGAGCTTAAAGCAGAGGTCGACGAAATCAAGGCGGATTTGGAAAGTCTTAAGATGGACTTACCGATACTTCCGGTGGAAGCCGACCACATTACGGAAGCTGTCAGAAAGAAAGGCGTTTCAATCATGGGAGGAAAACAGTCGAGCGCATACAGCAATCGTGGATTACGCCAAAAGGTTTACAACAACCTGTATGCTAATCTGAAATACAACTTTGGGGTTCGGTCTTACAAGAGCATCAAGCGTAGCCAGTGTGATAAGGCAGTGCAAGTGATAAATGCTTATCAAACGCCGTATTTTTTGCAGGAACAGATTGACGATGCCAATATGCAACAGAGGTTGGAATTTGAATAAACTGTATCTTTGGACGGAGAAAGGAGCATTTCTTCACGCCAAATCATTGAATAATGATGTTGCATGGGATGTGTAGGGATGCTTGCGAAGCGGAATACCAGAAGTATAAAATTTAAAACGAATAATTTTAGCGCCTATCAAAAAACGGTAGGTGCTATTTTTGTACCCATTTTTAGGAGAATAGCCATGAAAAAATATAAACCAATAGACTGGGGTAAGTGCTCGGAAAACCGGACACCAATAGGAAATCCGAATAATTGCCTTGTGGCGGATATTCTGCCGGACGGAAAAACTGAAATCTTATTTTTAAGTCATGATAACGGTGTTCATATTTGTAAATCTGAAAAGACAACTTGATTGGAGGTGGTCGCATGGCGTACAGCGGATGGCTGTTAAAGATTGGAAATTACACAGTGCCAATGTCTTTTATGAAACCGGAGACATACAGCCCGTATGTCAATATGCAGGACTTAGATGATTATACGGACGCTAACGGATATCTACATAGAAATGCCGTGGAATTAAAGGCGTTAAAAGTTGAGTTTGAAACACCGGCTATGCTTACAAACACGGAATTTAATACCATTATAAGTAAAATACGTCAGCAGTTTACTAATGCAACCGGAAGAGCCTGCTATATCACGGCGTACATACCGGAGTATGACGATTATGTAACACAGTATGGTTACATGGCAGATTTTCAGCCTACGATATACGGAACGTATGGCGGTCAAATCCATTACAACTCTGTAAGACTTGCATTTATAGGGGGTGTATACGATGGTTGATTACCAATATTCAAGCCTGTTTTTAAAGGACAGCGTAGACAAACAGTTAAACATCGTATCTGATGATGGAAAAATCAATATCACAAACACCGAACTGCACCAAGAAAAATTTGAATTGACAGAAAGCTTGTGTTCGGAATCTGAATTAACATTCGGGGCATGTGAAGCCGGGATGATTAAATTCACGGTGTCCAATGTATTCTTGCCAATGAAAGGCAAGTGGTTGACTGCAAAGATGACTCTTGATGGTCACAAAGATAAACCATTCCAAATAGGAAGATACAAGGTTTATTCTGACACACCTACGGCAGATCGGACGTGCCGGGATGTGGTAGCTTACGATGCTTTGTATGATATTTTATCATCTGATGTTACTGATTGGTACAATCAGATACTTCCACAAAAAGATAGCAAGGTAACGCTCAAACAATTCAGAGATAGCTTTTTTAATCATTTTGGAGTGGAACAGGAAGAAGTATCTCTTGTAAATGATGAAATGATTATTGAAAAAACTGTAGAAGTGAAAGCATCAAGTAGCGGAAGTTCAGATACTGCAGAGACAAGCACAATAGGCGAAGCCATGAGCGGAAAAGAAGTTTTGTCTTGTATACTTGAAATTAACGGTTGTATGGGAAATATCGGGCGCTATGGAAAGTTTCGCTATGTGTACTTAACGCAAGAGATTCGGGGGCTTTATCCGGCAAATGATCTTTACCCGGCGGATGATCTTTATCCTAGAAATCCAAAGAGCACCAGCATAAGTAAAAGCCAGTACATTTCAGCACAATATGAAGATTATATTGTCAGAACGATTGACAAACTGCAAATTCGTGAAAAAGAAAATGATATAGGAGTGATTGTAGGTGATGGCGGAAACACTTATGTGATCGAGGGAAATTTCCTTGTTTATGGGAAAGGAACAAAGGAATTAAACGAAATTGGAGAAAAAACGTTATCAAAGATAAAAGGAATTATATACAGACCATTTAGTGCTGACTGCAAAGGAAATCCATGCCTTGAGGTCGGAGATGCGGTACGGTTGACTACAAAATATGAACTGATCGAGACTTACATCCTAAAGCGCACGCTGAAAGGCATACAGGCTTTGCGTGATGATCTGGAAGCGGACGGGGAAGAGTACCGGACAAGTAAGGTCAACGGAATACAGCGGAGCATATTGCAACTGAAAGGAAAAAGCAACACGCTGGAACGGTCAATTGAGGAAACAAAGTCGACAATCGTTGATGTGGAAAAGGGCTTGCAGTCCCAGATCACACAGACAGCCACAGAAATCCGTTCAGAAGTAAAGAATACCACTGACGGGTTATCATCACGGATTACCCAGAATTCAGAAAGCATTACTGCAGAGGTAAACCGGGCAACAAATGCAGAGGGAACATTATCATCAAAGATAACCCAGACAGCAGAAAGCATTACTGCAGAGGTAAACCGGGCAACAGAAAAAGAGGGACAGCTTGCGGCGGCAATACAAATTAATGCAGAAGGGATCACAAGCAAAGTTTCCCGAGACAGTGTCGTTTCGGAAATTAACCAGTCAGCAGAGGGACTAAAGATTAGAGCTGATTTGTTGGAACTCAGGGGATCTGTGGAGATGACCGGCGGGTATGTGCACATTGACGCGACAGAGAGTACGGACAACTTGGTTGAATTGAAACGGGAAGGCACTCTTGTGCAGATGGGAACAGATGGATTGAAGTCAGTAGCAGATACGAGGGAACTCACAGCCAGCTATTCGGCAGTATCAGTGCGTGATACATCAGCCAATACGATTGCACAGATGTTGTCGACCGGAAAAGGAATCTCATCCTACGGGTGGGAATCTTATTCGGACAAGCGACTAAAACACGGTATAGAATCTCTTGATCGGGAAAAGAGCGCAGCGCTTATACAGTCTCTGCGTCCGTGCCGATTTATTTATAACTATGACGCCGCGGGACATTACCGGCATGGTCTGATTGCACAGGAAGTGCTGGCGGCGATTGGAGATGAAGACTGGGCGATTTGCTCCGAGAATCCAGACCCGAACGGCAATGCCTATTATTCACTTGACAAAACAGAGTTGATTGCTGATCTGATAGCTACGGTACAGTTACAGCAAGAGGAAATAGAAGAATTAAAAAGGAAAGTAGGATAAGAAAATGGTCAACGCAAAAATCCGTGAGTTTGAAAATAACATTATCAATTTTATAAATGCAAGCAGTGATGTTCCTATTGAAGTAAAACATCTGGTGCTTAAGGATATTTTGCACCAGGTAGAAGCGGAAGCAAACCGGCACGTTATCGCCGAGCGGGAGCAGATGCAGGAAAATCTTAAAAAGGAGAGCGAGGATCATGAATAAAGCATATAAACGTATCAACTGGGAGAATTACCCGAGCGATGCTACGCCTTTGAATGAAGCGAATCTCAACAATTTGGACAGTGCCACAGATACCATTGACGACCGTGTGATTACGCTTGACACAACCAAGGCAACAAAAACAGAGGTTGCTACACTTGTATCAAATGTGACATTTGAGGAATCTACCGGAATTATTACCATTACGAAGAAAAATGGCTCTAGGGTTACCATTGACACACAGATGGAGAAAATTGCTGTCAACTTTACTTATAACCCGACTACACAGCAGATTATACTTGCGCTGATTGACGGCACGAAGCAGTACATAGATTTGTCGACGCTGATTACGCAGTATGAGTTTCTTGATACGGATACCGTGGCTTTTACCATTGGCACGGATGGTAAGGTGTCGGCAATCGTGAAAGAAGGAAGCATCGAGGAAAAACACTTAGAGCCAAATTATCTTGCCAAGATTAAGGTGGAAGCGGCAAAGGCAGAAACAAGCCAGGCAGATGCGGCGGCGAGTGCAACCAAGGCGGAGAGTTACGCCGTCGGAGGTACTGGAAGCCGGGAGGGAGAGGACACGGATAACGCGGCGTATTACTACCGGCAGGCGAAAAGCATATCAGAATCTTTTGCAGGAGCATTGCGTCCGATGGGTACCGTTGCGTTTGCCAACTTACCCGCATTAACCGATGCGACTGCCGGGGATATGTACAATATTTCTGACGAATTTACGACCACGGACGATTTCAAGGAGGGATCCGGCAATGCAGTTCCTGCCGGTGCAAATATCTACAAGACATCAGACGGCAAGTGGGATGTGCTGGCGGGCACCCCGGTGACGGGTGTTAAGGGGGCAAAGGAGAATGTCTACCGCCGTGGGAATGTAAGTCTGTCGGCGGCAAACATTGGGGCAGTAGCGACAGGGGGAGATACAGCGAGCAATGTCGCATCATTTACGAGCAGTGATGATGAAACAGCGTCATCGTGGACAAGCGTTGTTACATTGACAAGTGGCGAAAAACATTCGTCCATTTTTGCCAAGGTATCGCAGATGTTTAAAAACGTGCGGTATCTGTATAAGATGCTTGGAACTACGGATATTTCCGGTATCGGCGGCGGAACCGTAACCGGGGCGATTGTATCGCAAAATATAATTCTGGGAACTAAAGGAGGAAGTATTGGATATGCATCTGATTGTTCTCTTGAAAGTGCAGTTAATCAATTTATTAGTGATATGGCACCGTATGTTCCGTATCTGATACATGGGGACAATATCGGTGGGGTTCCAGTAGATGGTACGCCTAATGATGTCACCATTGAAGTAATTGTATTGAATAAATTAACAAATGCATATCGGATCGTTCTCTACAATAATAAGGGAACTGATATACATACTATTTGCCGAATTGACGGTGGCTGGAAATCCTGGGTGCAAATAGCTTAACAGGATTTAGGTTGGCACAAACCTGCATAAGCAGTGTTTTATATCTGTTCAAAACCCAGACGTTTTTGTTGACCCAAAGTGACAAATCAGACGATTTCTGTCGAAACTTGCGATCGAAATGATTTGAATAATGCTGGCAAAATTTGTAAAATAAAATTGTCCGATAAGGGCACTTCAAGTTCTGGAGAGGGGGCGATGTTTGGCGATTCATTGCCCCCTCAAATGTTACTGGCAAATAATGGTAATTTTTTTTGTATGGGGTTGACTGCAAAGAACGTACGTTCTGTAATGGCATTAACATTATCGGTTGCAGAGATTGGAGGAGAATAAAATGGGGGAAAATGAGTTCAATGAGGAAACAGCGTTTTACAAGGAAAAAATAACTGAAATGGTCGTTAAGTGCGACAACGAGCGATTTTTGAAATTTTTATATAACACAATACTTTCATTCAAAAAAAAGTGGGGCATTTAGTGCCCCTCTTTTTCATGCCAATAGGTTATATTGTCAAATATAGTCTGTCTATGTTCTTTGCTAAGTTTCATTAGCATTTTTAAGTTATCCAGCAATTCACTATCTGACATAAGGTCTGGAAGAATATCTGGTGCGTTTTCTAAATTATCTTCCCAACCCATTAAATAAGATGGAGAAACTTCAAGAACTTTCCCAATAATTTCTATTTTATCACTTGGAATATTAGTAATAATGTTGTTTTCATATTTATATAGTGTTTGCTTTGAAACTTTTATTTTCTCTGCAAGCTCTACTTGTGAAATACCTAAAAGCTCTCTCTGCTTTTTTATCCTATCTCCGATTGTCATTTGAGTTTTCCTCCTTTCCTATTGGTAACTTTATTATAACACAAAAGAGTTACTCGTCAAGAAAAAAATAACTTGACAAGTTACCAAAATGGAATATAATAAAAGTAACTTCAAAAGTTACGAAGTTAGAAAGGAGTAGTCAGATGGTTGATACAAACAAACTTCGCGGCGTTATTGCTGAAAATGGCAAAACACAGGCTGATGTTGCGGAAATGATTGGAGTTACGCCAAAAACATTTTATATGAGAATGAGTAAGGGCGTTTTTGGAAGCGACGAAATTCAGGTTATGATTGATAACCTTCACATCCAAAATCCAATGGATATTTTTTTTGCAAAGAAAGTAACTTAAAAAGTTACTAGAAAGGAGATGTAAAAACATTGGAAAAATCAAGATATTCTGTTTTGGATTCATCTGGAAAAGCAACGATTGTTGAGCGTAAAGACGGAAGATATATTGACATTGAAGAAATGGCGCAGCATGTCGCATTTAATGTTTTGGACGATTACAGCAAAATTCTTAATGGCGAAAAGAAAATTGATGAGACAAACATTATATTGTCTATCAATGTTCTCAACGCCGTTGCTCCGTTAGCAAAATATTTTAGAACGGGCTGTGCCTACGGAAAGGATTAGTAGATGCAGATACTTTTGCTAAAGTTGGTTCTTCTTCCGAAATTTCTTCATTGATTTCTTCGCAGTATTGGTCGTACTTGATTTTGAAATCATTGAAAGAACCGTTATATCCACAGATTTTAGCAATAGCGTAGGCAGATACATATTCATCGTTCAAAATTACACCTCCCTTATTTGATGATAAGGGAATTATAACATAGAAAGGAGAAGAATGTTGCATAGCATTGAAGAATTAAAAGATATCCTCTACCAGCAAATCGAAACGCTGGCAGAGGAAAGCAAGAAAACATTTGATACGGAAACAAAAATTCGCATTGCAGCCGAAATTGACCGTATCGCTGAAACGATTATTAGTATTGATGCTGATTAAACATCGATTATAGTACAGAAAGGAGTTGGATGGAATGGACGAGTTAGTGAAAGTCAATTTTGATACACAGACAGTATCGGCAAGAGATTTATACGATTTATTATCGAAAGAAGACGGAGTTAAAGGTACAGAACGTTTTAGTAAATGGTTTGAAAGATATTCTGGGTATGGATTCGTACAGGGCATAGATTTTTCAACCCCGAACAAAAAAGTACGGGTTCAAATCGAGGGAACCAGAGAGGTTCAGCGAGAGGTAGACGATATTGATATTTCTGTTGATATGGCAAAACAGATTTGTATGTTGCAGAGAACGGAAAAAGGAAAAGAAATTCGCCAGTACCTCATCGACTTGGAAAAGGCGTGGAACACACCGGAGCAGGTATTTGCCAGAGCGTTAAAGATGGCTGACGAGAAAATCAACAGCCTTAAGGAAAACAACACAAGGCTGATCGCGGAAAATCAGCGAATGAAACCGAAAGAAATCTTTGCTGATGCTGTAGCAACAAGTCACACATCAATTCTTATCGGAGACTTGGCAAAGCTGATCTGCCAGAACGGCTATCAGATAGGACAGAAGCGGTTGTTTGAGTGGTTGCGTGAGAATAACTTCCTTATTAAAAACGGTTCATCAAAGAATATGCCGCAGCAGAGATATGTTGAACAGGGGTTATTCGAGGTAAAGGAAAGCAACGTGCAGAATCCGGATGGATCAGTAAGGATCACTCGGACAACCAAGGTAACCGGTAAAGGTCAGATATACTTCGTCAACAAGTTCTTGGAAAGAGGTTGCGCTGATGAAGAATAGAACGAAAAACTGGTAGCCACCAACAACTCATATGGAGTTTGGAAAGATTAACAGGAGGAATTCATGGATAAACAAACGAATATTGCTTTAAGAAAAACATTAGATCAGATCGGCGCAAGCCATTCGCTCAAAGGATACACATACACAATTAGAGCGATAGAGAAATGTCTGGACGACAGGGATGCGCTTAGATGTGTTATGAAGGAAATTTATGCAAAAATCGCAGAAGAGAACGGAACTACCGCATCCAAAGTAGAAAGAAACATTCGGAACTTAATAGAGGTCACATGGATAAATGGCAATGTGAATGCGATCAATGAGATTTTTGGTTATACGGTTTCGACGAAAAAGGGGAAGCCAACCAATTCAGAATTTATTGCGGTAATAACAGATTTTGTGTCCTTGCACGGGCAGGAAATTGAAAGTGATTCTTATAAGTGGCGGGAGTGAAGTGCGTATGAAGAAGTTGGCAATGGTGATTGAATTTGTAGGCGCTGCGATCTTTTTTCTTTGTATGTGTGCGGATGCAACGGAAAATCCTATTGTAGCGGTACCGACCATAATCAGCTTACTCTTATTGTATGCCGGATCAAGAATTGAAGGAGGATGGCAGGATGCGGAAGAGATTGTCGAAGATCATGATTATTATGTTGATGGTGATGACACTGACGATGGTATTACCTACATTACATACGACAGCAACGGAACCGAGCGATACATGGATTTCAAATGAGTATCTTCCTTATATAAAGGGGATTTCAAACGAATATCATATTTGCCCGGAAATGGTAATGGCGATTATCGAGCATGAAAGCAGTGGACAAGCCGATGTGGAGAATGGTGGATGCAAAGGTCTCATGCAAATTTATGAAAAATATCACAGAGACCGGATGGAACGTCTTGGAGTAGAAGATCTCTATGATCCGTATGGGAATATTCTCGTTGGATGCGATTATTTGGCGGAGTTGTTTGAAAAATATGAGGGAGACATGAGCACAGTCCTTATGATCTATAGCGGAAAATCAGATGCGTTGACCAGAACATACGAGAATCGCACTGAATATGCCAAAAGCATAATGAACAGGACGGTTGAACTTGAAAGACTTCATGAAGAAGCGGAATCAGACTTTGGAGAGGGTCTATAAACACTACTACATTATAATACGAGGAGAATTTCAAATATGAATAAAGAAACAATGGAAAACAACAAAGTGGAACTGGCGGGCGTGATTATTTCAGAGCCGGAGTTTATGTATGAATCATACGGAGAAAAATTTTACAAAATGTCTCTTGGAGTAAAAAGAAAAAGTGGCGCCGTAGATGAGATCCCATTAACCATTTCAGAAAAACTGTTTGATATGGAGGACAGATATTCCGGAATGGCGGTAAGGGTTTCTGGAAATTATCGATCATTCAACAAACAGGAAGGTACAAGACGACGGTTGATCTTATCTGTGTTTGTTTGTGACATTGAGGCGATTGACTCAAAAGATGCGAATATTGATAAGAATTGCATTACGATCAATGGATATGTTTGCAAAGAGCCGAATTACAGAGAGACGCCACTTGGTCGCGAGATCACAGACATGTTGATTGCAGTAAACAGAGATTATGGGAAATCTGATTACATTCCGTGCATTGCCTGGGGAAGAAATGCAAGATTTGCAGGCGGATTTAAAATCGGAACACGTGTTAAGTTGATTGGCAGAATCCAGAGCCGCGAATACGACAAAAATATTTCTGACACGGAGTTTGAGAAGAAAGTGGCTTATGAGGTTTCCGTAAGCAAATGTGATGTGATTGAGGAGGGGAAAAATGAAAATAACGATTAAGAGTATTCACATCGAGAACTTCAAGGGCATCAATATGCTTGACGTGAATTTCTCTGTGAAAACGAAGATCAGCGGGCAGAATGCCGTAGGAAAGACAACGATCTTTGATGCGTTTACATGGCTGCTTTTCAACAAGAACAGTTCCGGAGAGGAAAAATTCAATGTTCGACCGTTGGATAAGGACGGAAACCGCATTGATAACGTGGAAATCAAGGTGTCTTCCATTCTGGATGTAGATGGAAAGGAAGTTGAACTTTCCAAGACACAGAAACAGAACTGGGTTAAGAAGCGTGGAACCGATACGGCAGTATTGCAGGGGAATGTTAATTCGTTTGAGATTGACGGCTATCCGAAGAGTGAAGCGGATTTCAAGGCATATGTTTCGGAATTGGCACAGAGCGAGGAAATGTTCAAAATGCTGACTAATCCGCAGTATTTCTCTTCCTTGAAATGGAAAGACCAGAGAGATATTCTTATGAAACTTGTTTCAGAGGTTTCAGATGTAGAGTTGGCACAGACGGACGCGAAGTATGCGCCATTGCTTTCGGAATTAGAGAAAGCACCGTCTACGGATGATATTAGAGCAAAATTTTCCAAAGCATTGAACGAGTGGAAGAAGAAGCAGGCAGAGATTCCAGTCCGAATTGACGAAGCCATGAAATCCAAGGTTGACATCGATGTTGCAGAACAGGAACTTGCGAAAACAGACTTGGAAACCAAAATTGCAGATATTGATGCGAAGATCAAAGATTCTGACGGAGTAATGATGGAGTTAGGACGTGAAGAAATGCAGCTGCAGTTTGATATGTCTGGGATTATGCAGACTATGAATCGCGATCTGACAAACAGAAGAAGCGAGATCGAAGCAGAATTACGCGATTTGCAAAACGAGATAAAGCGATTTGCAGATACTATTGCTTTGAAAGAGAGACGGGTTTCAGAAAACGAGACGGTTATTTCCAATGCTGATTCAGAGCGGAAAAGGCTTGGAGAGGAGTACAACGCAGAAACAGCAAAGGCTTTTGATGAATTCCCATATCTGTTTGATGAATCAAAGTGGGTATTTGATGAAAACAGCACCGTTTGCTCATTGTGTGGTCAGAAGTTGCCGGAAGATAAAATCGAGCAGTTAAAGGCTGATTTTGAAAGCAGAAAGCGAAAAGCCAAGTCGGATGCAGAAGAAAAGTTAAAATCAGAAAAGATCAGATTTGACACAGAAAAGAGAACAGTACTGAACAGATTGGTTGATATTGGCACAGAGAGAAAAAATCTTATCACAAAATTAAGGGATGAAAATGCCAAAGTAAAGGAAGAAATAAAGTCCTTAAAGGAACAGGAGCAGGAAGATATTGCAAAAAAAGAAAAAATTTGCCAGCAGTTATCATCGATTCCGGAAATTGCCGATTATTCGCAGAATGAAGAGTATGTGAAGATGAAAGCCAGACACGATGAAGTTCTGGTAGAAATCGAAAATCTGAAAGCTAATGGAGAGGATGCAGCAGTTGAAACCTTAAAATCTGAAAAAGAAGAGTTGCAGGCACGTCTTGATGAAGTAAACAGCACTATTGCAAAGGCATCCATGAATGTTGAGATTGATGAACGTATATGGCAGTTGCAGGAAGAACAGAAAGAAATCGGGCAGAAAGTTGCAGACCAGGAACAGATTCTTTACATGTTGGAAGAGTTTATTCGTTTCAAACTGGATAAGGTTTCTGAAACCATCAACAGCCATTTCAAGACAGTTAATTTCAAACTCTTTGAAATGCAGTTAAATGGCGGTATGAAAGATTGCTGTGAGTGCACCGTAAATGGAGTGCCGTATTCGACTTTGAATAGCGGTCATAGAATTGTAGCCGGACTTGATATTATCCGTTCTCTTAGCGAGTTATATGGCGTTATCGTGCCGATTTTTGTGGATAACGCAGAGAGCTTAAATGATTTCAATGTGCCGGATATGGATGCACAGTTAATCCTTTTGAGTGTATCAGCGGACAAGCAGTTGAAAGTGGAGGGTGTTTAAATGGGAGAAGTTATCAAATCTTACAAAGGATTTAACAAAAATATGACTTGTCGTGGCTTTCAGTACGAAGAAGGAAAAGAGTATGAGGAAGAAATCGTAGAAGTTTGCGATCATGGATTTCACGCTTGCGAGTATCCGCTTGATTGCTTGAATTATTATTATCCAAATGAAAGCGTATACCACGAGGTAGAGCAGAGCGGAGAAATCCAGAAACATAATGATGATACTAAGGTAGCATCTACAAAAATTAAGATCGGAGCAGAAATTAGCATTGCGGGTCTTGTTAAAGCTGCAATCGAATATACAGTAAAACGTGTAAAAAAGGACGCTGAAAGCGATGAAAAGCATGGAGCATCCTCGGCAACCGGATACAAGGGAGCATCCTCGGCAACCGGCAACTGTGGAGCATCCTCGGCAACCGGAGACTATGGAGCATCCTCGGCAACCGGAGACTATGGAGCATCCTCGGCAACCGGATACAAGGGAGCATCCTCGGCAACCGGATACAAGGGAGCATCCTCGGCAACCGGAGACTACGGAGCATCCTCGGCAACCGGATACAAGGGAGCATCCTCGGCAACCGGATACAAGG